CTTCTCGGCGCAGGGGCTGCAGGTTGAGCGCGCGGCGCGTTTCCGCACGCGATGGTTGACCGGGCTCGCGGCAGGGATGCGGGTTGTCTACGACGGGGCGACGTGGGACATTGCGTCGGTCGAGCAAATGTACGGGCGCGATCGGGAGCTGCACATCTACGCGGCGACCGGACTGACGGCGGGATGATGCAGACCACAATCGAACTGAAGGGTTTCAAGGAACTGGCCGAGGCGTTGCGCGATCTGCCGGGCAACATCAGCAAGAACGCCTTGCGGTCTGCGGTTGGCGCCGGGGCGGCGGTCATCCGTGCCGAGGCGAAGGGTAACGCGCAGCGCATGGCCGATACCGGCACGCTGGCGCGGGCAATCTATGTGACGCAAATTCGGGAACAGTCGACGCCGGAAAAGCAGGTTTACTATGTCGGCGCGCGGCAGGGCAAGCAATACCAGAAGATGGGCAAGAAGCAGGTCAACAAGGACGCCTACTACGCGCGGTGGGTCGAGCTCGGGCACTGGTCGCGCCCATCAGGCGGCGGGTATATCAAGGCTCGCGCCGGGACGCGCGGGCGCGAGGCGGCGTTGAATGCGCTCTCGGCGTCAGGGGCAATCCGTTGGGTGCCGGCGCATCCGTTCCTGCGGCCGGCGTTCGACGTGAAACATACTGCCGCAATCGATGCGATCGCGGCGAAGATCACCGAACGCCTGGCGCAGATCAAGGTGACGTCGTGACCATCGCCGCGGATCTGGTGACTACGCTAGGCACGACGCTATCGGGGCGGTTCTATCCGTCCGTCGCGCCGGCGGGCGTGGTGTCGCCCTATGCGGTGTATTCAATGGTTTCCGGCATCCCGGTCAACGATCTGGCCGGACAATCGAATCTGACCAATGCCCGATTCCAGGTTGACATCTTCGACCGCAACAAGGCGGCGCTCGACGCGCTGGCAGAACAAGTGAAAACGGCGATGGACGCGGCGACATTGTTCAAGTCCGTTTGCCTGAATCAGATGGATCTCTACGAGGATCCGGCGCAGTACTACCGGGTGATGATCGACTTCTCGGTTTGGTATGTGACATAGGCTTTCGCAATTCGCGTAATCCGTGCCCGCTCCGTGCGGGTTTTTTTGTGCCGGACTTCCGGCTATCTTTGAAGGAACTATCATGCCTAGTACAGCCATCTCGGCGCAAGGAACCATCGTTCAAATCGCTACCGGCACCGGCGGTGCGAAAACCATCACCGCGGTAACGGTCGGCTATCCGGCAATGGTCACTTCGGCCGCGCACGGCTTGGCCAACGGCGACGTCGTGACCATCGCATCGGTTGCGGGCACGATGGCGACGCCCATCAACGTCGCGGGCTGGGTCGTGCAATTCAAGACGACCAACACGTTCGCGATCAACCTCGACACGACCGGCCTCACTTACACGTCGGGCGGTACGGCCACGCCTGCGACGTACACTGCCATCGCCAACGTCAAGACGGTGAGCGATGTTCAAAGCGGCTCGGCGTCGGAAATCGACGTCACCAACCTGGCCTCGACCGCCAAGGAATACCGGCTCGGCCTGGTGGACAACGGCAGCATCTCGATGGGTATTCACCTGTCGTTTGCCGATGCGGGACAAGCCGCATTGCAGGCGCGGCTCCTCGACGGCGTGGCGGTGAACATGAAGGTGATTCTGCCTTCTGGCACGACCCCCACGGCCAGCTTCTCGGCGCTGGTCAAGAAGTTCTCCAAGTCGGCGGCGGTGGATGGCGTGGTCGAAGGGACCGCGGACATCCGCATCAACGGCGCGATCACCTGGGCGTAACGTGCAACGCAAACCGGGGCCGGCTTCGGCCGGCCTCTTTCCCCGCCCACTGAAGGAAAGCTATGAAATACGGCAATCGGGCAACACTCTCCAAGGTAAGCCGCAAGACAGTCGACGTTGAAATACCCGAGGCGGATCAAGTGTTCCGTCTGCGTGAATTGAGCGGCACCGAACGCGACAAGTTCGAGGTCGCGGTATTCAAGGAAGACAAAGACGGGAAGCGCACGGTGGAGCCTCTGCACCTGAAGGCGCGGCTCGTCGCACTGTGTTGGGTCGACCCTGACAACAACAACGCGCGCGTGTACGCCGACGACGAGGTTCATCAACTCAACGATGACTGGCCTTCGTCCATTGTCGGCAAGCTCTTCCTCGCTGCGCAACATCTGAACGGATTGGATGCGGCGGCGGTGGAGGAGGCAACAAAAAACTTCGCGAGCGCCCCCGCCGACGCTTCCTCTTCCGACTTGCACTAAGTCTCGGCAAAACCGTGGCGCAACTCCTCGACGAAATGCCGAGTAGTGAACTCGCGGAATGGATGGCCTTTGCGAGTATCGAGCCCTTCGGCGGGGCAGTGGACGACCTGCGGGCGGGGCTTGCCCCCGCGGTAGCGTTGAACCTGAACCGCACCAAGGACGCAGACCCGATCTCGCCGATGACGTTCTTCCCGTGGGCGGACAAGGCGGCGGCGCCCGAACCTGAACCCGAAACCCCGGAGCAGATTTCCGAGAAGTTGCGCGCACTATTAACCGCCAAGGCAAACCCCAATGGCAACGTCTGAAATCGCCAAGCTAGTCGTATCGCTTGAAGCGAACATCGCCAAGTTCACGACCGATATGCATTCGGTGTCGCAGACGACATCGACGGCCATGAAGTCGATGACGGGCGCGGCGGATATGGCAAGGACCGCGCTCGGGGCGTTAGGGGTTTCCCTTAGCGCGGGCGCGGCGTTGAACTGGGCGAAGGGCGTAGTCGAGAGTGCGGCATCGCTGCACCATTTGAGCCAGGCCACCGGCTCGTCGGTGGAGAATCTGTCCAAGTATGTGAATCAGGCGAAACTGGCCGGGATAAGTTCGTCCGATGCTGGCGGGTTGATCTATCGCATGGCGGCAGCTATCGGCGGGGCCGGCCAGGGCGCGGAGAAGGCGCAGGAAGCGTTGAAGCTCCTCGGAGTCTCGGCGCGCGATCCGGCGACGGCGTTGATGCAGGTCGCCAAGGAACTCGACAAGTTTGACGACGGCGCGAACAAGGCCGCGCTGACGATGGCCATATTCCGCCGCAGCGGCGTCGACTTCAACGCCATGCTGCACGACATGGTGGGCAATATGCAGGCGTCGTCGACGGTGACCGCGGAGCAGGCGCGGCAGGCAGAACTTCTCGAGCAGCAAATCGGGTTGCTGTTGCAATCGTTTACGGGACTCAAAAGCATACTACTGTCGGATGTTGTTCCGGCATTGAACGTCACCATTGCTCAGTTCAATGCCGTTCGTGCCGCGGGCGCTGACTTCGGGACGGCGTTGATCGCTGTCTTCAAAACTAATCTGAACGCGCCGGTCAGCGATCAGATCACCAATATCAGGAAGGAAATCGAATCGCTTGAAGCGGGTGAATTGCACTGGTATGCCGTCACCGACTCCGCCCGCAAGAACGCCATAGAAGGCTACAAGCTGCAACTCGTGGCATTACAAAACCTGCAACAGCAGCAAACCAAGGGCGGATTCGGGGCGGGGTCGGCTGACTATCAAGCGGGGGAGCGCGCAACTCCGAAGGGCCAAGCGCCAGGGATGACCGCCGGCGGGAAGGCTGGCGTCGACGAATACGCCAAGGCGCTGGTGGACCTCCAAAAACAAGCCATTGCAGCGGGAATGGCGCTGGACGAAGCGTTCACCGGCAACAAGGTGGCTCCAGCCCTCACCGATATTCTAAAGAAGATGGCCGATCCAACATGGGCGACGTTCACCGCGCGGCAGCAATTGAATCTACAAGTCGAGGCCAGCATGGTCGTCGGCCTACAGCAACAGGAAGCGGCTACCCTGAAGATGCTCGCGGCGACCAAGGCGGAAATTGAAGCCGATCAAAAGGCCGGCGAAGCGAAGCAAAAACTGATCGAGGCTCGCGTCGCGACGGTGCAATCGTTCCAGGAGGGGAATGAGCGCATCAAACGCGAAAACGAATTGATCGGACAGTCGGAACTCGCGCATCAATTGCTCAACGCGGAGATGGAGAACGAAGCCCTGATCCGCAAGATCAACGGGGAAGGGGCGGAGGAAGCTATCCGGTTGTTGAAGGAGGAACTGGAGGCGAGGAAAAAACTCATCACCGAAGGGTTCAACAAGAACGAATTGGTCAAGGGTCTGAAGGAGCAGGAGGACGCCTTCAAAAAGACCTATGACAGCATCAGCCAAACGATTACCGATGCGCTGATGCGCGGGTTCGAGAATGGCAAGAGCATCGCGCAGAATTTCCGGGACACGCTGAAGAATATGTTTTCCACGCTGATCCTGCGGCCGATCGTCCAGTACGCGGTGCAGGGCGGGATGTCGCTGCTGGGGATGGGTGCGTCCAGTCTCGCCGGGGCAACGGGAATTGGTGGCGGCGGTGGTACGGATTGGATGAGTCTGTTGAGCATGGGGTCGTCGGCAAGCGGGATGATGGGAGGCCCGACGATTGGCGGCACGTTATTCGGCGGTGTCGGTGCGGCCTTCATGGGCGGCTATGCTGGAGGCTCGTCTGCTGCGGTTGCTCTGGGCGCTGGTGCAGCGGCGGAAGTCGGCTCGGCTGCCGCTGGTGCAGTGACCGCTGGTGGTTTGCAGGCCGGACTTGCGGCGGGGCTGGCCGCTATCCCGGTGGCTGGTTGGATCGCGCTCGCTGCCGTCATCATCTACTCCATCGTCTCCAACATGCCGAAGGGCGGGCCGAAGTCGGGCGGGTTCGCCGCGTCGGGAGGAATAGCCGGTTTGAGTGTAGACGCGGACAACAGCCGCTACTACACGCCGACCCAGGGTGACGCAGCGATGCTGGCTGCGGTTAACCAAATCAGCAAATCCTACGCCGACGCCATCAAGGGGCTGGGCGGGACGGCAGCCAATGTGTCCTTCGGACTCGGCTACGACACCGACCCGCAGGGCACGGCCAACAACCGCACCAGCGCGGGCGCTGCCATCAACGGGTTGTCCGTGTACGACGCGCGCAACGTAACGGTCATGGACGCGAAGGGCA